ATGTCATCTTTCAGAAAAATAGCCAGGAATCCCTTCCCTCGTGTGCTGAACTTCCAATGGAGGGGACCCGATTTCTCCTCCCGGCTTCATTCCGCACACGGTGCTTTTTCCTTTGGACACATCGATCCCGATACTGAGCATGGGCATTCCTTCTTTCCTGATAAAATATTGCAATGCTTTCGCACCGGCTTATTACGATTCAATTTGGTTCGTGACGCGCACGCGGCATAGCCGGAGCAACCTGCTCAATCGAATCTTTATAACAAGAGGGCGGAGGACTGTTTACAGCTCGAACGCTTAGCTCACCAAAGAAACCGTCCATCCATTGCCCTCCCATTATAACAAAAATAAGCATAGCCTCCGAGGCTTCCTATCCGCTTCGGGTGCTATGCTTATTTTGTACCAATAGAAGAAAGCAAGCCGTTTCAAATCACTATTTCGGATTGCACCACGGAGACGCGGAAATATGATTTTAGTGATGGAACGGAAAACGGGACGAGAAAATCCGCAAATGCCACGGTTTATAAAACGCCAGACGGAACAGAGTTTGTATTTCCGGCGAGTTACAACAAAGCGCACCAGACGATTACCCCAGAGAAAGCGGTTGAGCTTTGGAGCAAGGTTCCAGAAAAATTGCGGAATATGGGGCAAAAACAAATCATATTCCAAGATGTTCATAATCCGCAAGACAAATACTGGAGAAAGCGATACAAGAAATTCCGAGGCAGTTATGCTACGGGCGGGGATGACATCAATTTTTGGCGTTATGATTATCCGCATAACGACGATTATGTTGTGCGAACGTATTGCCATGAAATTGGGCATAAAGTTGACACGGACAATAGCGTAAATGGCACACGCTTCTCGGAGTACACATGGTGGACGGATGCAATGGCTGAGGATAAGAAGGTATCCGGTCAAAAATCGGTTACAGTCTACGGAGAAAACGCCAATTCCGAGGATTTTGCGGAAAGCATGGCCGAATTTGTTAAAAATCCGGACGCATTTAGAAAGAAGTTTCCAAACAGAGCAAAAATTATTGATATTTTCTTGAGATAAGGCGGTGAGCGCTTATGAAAACAAAAAAGTTCTATGATGACAATGGGAAACTTGTTAAAGAGCGCGTTTACGGGAAAACACCGTCCGGTGGCGATTATTCGGAAATCTGCTATATCGATAACAATCGAATGGTTATCAGAGAGTGCAAGGAGGATGGTACGCTTATTGCTGAAACATGGGGTGAGCGATGAGCGTTACAATCCAAAACCACAGCTCGGAGGTTTCCGCTGAAATCAAGGAGGCGCTGCTGCGGGGGCTGGAAAAGTGCGGGCTGGTGGCAGAGGGATATGCAAAAAAGCTGTGCCCCGTGGATACCGGAATTCTGCGAAACAGCAATACTCATGTGGTAGACGAGCAGGAACTGGCGGTAATCATCGGGACGGACAATTCTTACGCGCCTTCCGTTGAGCTTGGCACGGGCATTTACGCCGAAGGCGGCGGCGGACGACTTACACCGTGGGTGTATCAGGACGCAAATGGCAACTGGCATTACACGCGCGGTAACAAGGCACAGCCATTCCTAAAGCCCGCTGCCGCCGACCATGCGGGGCAGTATCGGGACATTCTGGAAAGCGAGCTGAAAAATGGATAGTGAGACCATCAAGGCCATTGAAGCCATTATACGGCGCGGCAATGACGCGGAAATCCGACGCAAGGGCGATGGTTACATCGTTTTAGAGGTCAAGAAAACAATCAAATACAGCACTTCCGCGCAATAGGGCGCGGGAAAGGGCAATAGGAGCCAGCTACCGAGTTTTCTCGGTGGTTGGCTCTTTTGTTTTAGGTAAAACCCGCGAGGTACAGCGGTTTTATACAATCTATCGCCGCGACGAACTGCGGACAATGGAAAGGAAGATAGAACAATGGCACTTACACGCAAACTTTTGAAGGGCATGGGTCTCACCGACGAACAGGTGGATACCATCATCGAGGCACATGCCGACACCGTGGACGGCTTGAAAGCTGACGTCAGCAAGTATAAGGCGGACGCGGAGAAGCTACCCGGCGTCCAGAAGCAGTTGGACGACCTCAAGGCAGCAGGTGACGGCGGTTACAAGGAGAAGTACGAGAAGGAACACTCGGCCTTTGAAGCCTTTAAGACCGACATCACGGCAAAGGAGAGCAAGGCGGCAAAGGAAAAGGCCGTCCGGGCTTACTTTGAGAGCAAAAACATCACCGGCGCGAATCTCGACCTTGCAATGCGTGGCTGCGGCGAGGAAATGGCCGCATTGGAGCTGGATGGCGACAAGATCAAGGACACTAAGGCCCTTGACGCGCTCGTAGACGGCACATACAAGGGGCTTGTCTCCACCACGCAGACGCACGGCGCGAATCCTGCCAATCCCCCGGCGAACACCGGCGGCGCGAATCTGACCAAGGCAGACATCTACAAAAAAGACGATAAAGGCCGCTATGTAATGTCTACTGCCGAACGGCAGAAAGCACTTGCCGAAAATCCTGATCTGATGAACTGAAAGGAGCCTTTAACATGGCAGCAACTAAAGTTGAAACTTTGACCCAGCCCCGTGATTCTCTGCCCAATGTCTATACCAGCGTGACCGCGCGCGAGGTCGACTTTGTTACCCGGTTTGATGACAACTGGGAGGCGCTGAGAAATATTCTGGGCATCACTCGCCCTATCCGAAAGACCCCCGGTACATCTCTGGTGTCTTACACCGCCAGTATTGACCTGGAGAGCGGCTCTGTTGACCCCGGCGAGGTCATCCCCTACAGCAAGACCACCATCGTGCAGGCGGCAAAGTCTGACCTGACGATTGAGAAGTACGCGAAAGCCGTACCCATCGAAGATGTGAACAAGTACGGCGCGGAAATCGCCGTAGAAAAGTCCGATGACGCATTCCTGACAAAGCTCCAGAATGTTGTTATGGGTAAGTTCTACACCTTCTTGAACACCGGCAGCCTGACCAAGACCGCCACCACCTGGCAGGATGCGCTTGCCAAGGCTCAGGGCGAGGTTCTGAACAAGTTTGCCACTATCCAGAAGGATGTCACCCAGGTGGTAGGTTTTGCCAACATTCTGGATGCCTATGACTATCTGGGTACTGCAAACATCACCGTACAGACCCAGTTCGGCATCAACTACATCAAAGATTTCATGGGCTATTCCACCCTGTTCCTGCTGCCTGCGGCGCAGATCGCCCGGAATAAGGTTATTGCTACCCCCGTGGAAAACATTGACCTGTACTATGTGGATCCCAGCGATAGCGAGTTTGCCCGCCTGGGCCTGAACTACACCGTTCAGGGCGAGACTAACCTGATTGGTTTCCACGCCCAGGGCAACTACAGCACCGCCGTAGGCGAGAGCTATGCGCTGATGGGTATGGCCCTGTGGGCTGAGTATCTGGACGGTATCGCCGTTGTGACCGTAACACCCACCACCGTGGGGGGCTGATTGAGCCGCTAATGGCAACGGCGCCCAGCAGTGACGCAGACCTTAGCAACTTAACAAAGGCGGAATTGCTTGCGTATGCGGAGGAAAACGGCATTGCTGGGGTTAGCGGCTCAATGAAAAAGGCCGAAATCTATAAAATTGTTGCAGGTAGCTAAAGGAGGCAGCGCAATGCTTGAAAATGTTCTACGGCACTTAAACAACTGGTTCCTTGTGGAGATTCACGAGGGCACGTTCACCGTGGAGAATGGCAGCATTGCGCTGCCTTTTCTCCAAACCAATCAATATTTCCGCATCTGTGGCTCCGTGTTCAACGATGGCCTGCACCAGTATCCGGCAGCTGACCTGACGGATGAAACCTTTACCGGGACGGTGTGGGCGCTGGCGGTGCCAAAGGCTGTTGTTTTCCTTGCCGAAGATATCGCCGCGTGGGAAGAAAAGAACGGGGAGGCCGTTGCAAGCCCGTATCAAAGTGAGAGCTTCGGGGGCTATTCTTACACCAAACGCAGCGCTGGAAGCGACAGCAACGCGTTAAACGGCTGGCAGGGCGCTTTTAAGGGCCGATTGAATAACTGGCGGAAGCTCAAGGGGGTGGAGCTGTAATGCTGTTGGATGCGTTTGGTAAAAAGTGTGTGCTGATTGAAAAGAAACGCACGGCCGACGGCGCTGGCGGCTATATCACGGAATGGGTTGACGGCGCCGAGTTTCTCAACTATCAGGCGCTTGATACATCCATGGAGGCCCGGAGGGCGGAACAGGAGGGCGTGACCTCGGTGTATTCCGCGCTGGTCAACCGGAACGTGCCCATTGAGTACAACGATTATTTCCGGGATGGGGAAACGGGGCTGACCTACCGAGTGACGTCAAACCCGGAGGAAAAGGCAGCTCCGAAATCTGCCGGACCGGCAATCCGGGCGCTTAAATTCTTCACTGCGGAGCGAAAGGAGCTGCCGAAATGACAAAGGATAAGGCGCTCCATGCGTGGTTTTCTCGATTCTTACCGGCCTATCCAACCTCCAACGTGCCGGATGACGCGACCTTTCCGTGGCTGACCTATGAGCTTATCACGGGGGCGTGGGAGAGCGGCGAGATCGCGCTGACGGTGAACCTTTGGTATTACACCGAGAGCGAAGCAGTTCCCAATGCAAAGGCACAGGAAATCAGCGACGCCATCGGCATGGGCGGCTGCATGGAGCCGTATGACGGCGGTGCGATGTGGATCAAGCGCGGGTCCCCGTGGTGCCAGAACATCGCGGACGAGAGCGATAAGAACATCAAGAGGCGGTATCTCAACATCGCCGTTGAGTTCCTGTCGCAAAACTGATGAAAGGACAACGACATGAAATTTACCAAGATTCCTTCTGATGCGTTTCAGAAGCTTCAGATCAACGCCGGTATCCTGACGACCGATTTCGCACCGGCTACCGGCACCATCGGCGAGACGGGGCAGATCGGCGCAACGACCGGCGGCGTCAACTTCACCGCCACGCCGACCTATTCGGACTTTGGCGAGGATATCGACAACTGCCCCAAGAACACGAAGGAACTGAAAAAGCTCGATTCGTGGGAGGCAAAGGCGAGCGGTACGTTTGTCAGTGCCGATACCGCCGTTGCAAAAAGCCTGTGCGGCGCTGCGGACATTGACAGCAGCGACACCACGAAAGTAACGCCGAGAAACGATGTGCTTGAAAAGGATTTCGCGGATATCTGGCTGGTAGGCGATTACTCCGACAAGAACGGAGACGCAAATGGTGGCTTTATCGCAATCCACCTGATGGATGCGCTGTCCACCGGCGGGTTCCAGCTTCAAACGGAGGACAAAGGCAAGGGCCAGTTTGCCTTTGAGTATACGGCGCACTATTCCATGAGCGCGCAGGACAAGGTCCCGTTTGAAATCTACATCAAGGCCGGTACGGCGGAGGCGTAAATGAAACTTTCCGATATTCAGGGCGAGCGCGTCTTTGACGTCATCGCAGATATCATCGACCCGATTGCTAACATTGCGGAGGACGAACAGGCTTCCGCAATGTTCCGACGGGAAAAGCTGCCGGAGGGCATGACGGTGAAGCAGTTTGCGACGCAGAGGGCGCGAAAAGCGCTCCCTGCGCTGCTCAAGGGTCACAAGGACGATATCATTTCTATTCTTGCGGCTATCGAGGGCGTGAGCACGGACGCTTACAAGGGCGCTCTTAACCTCGTCAAACTGATGCGCGACGCGGCGGAGCTTTTGGCCGACGATGCGTTTACCGCGCTTTTTCTCTCGGCGCAGAGCGAGAACTCCTCTGGCTCTGCGCAGGAGAATACCGAGGGCAAAGGCGAGTAAAGCCGTTCCTGCGATACTGCACGGCGTGGCTCAATGAGAGAGCAAGAAGCGAAGCATACCGCATTTATGTGACGGACGCGCTGCGCATTGTGGCCGAAAACACGGCGCGATACGCGGGCGGGAACTACATCAAGGCGCGATACGTGGACATTATTGAGCTGAAGAAGCAGGACAACAGAACGTGCGAAGAAATCACCGCCGATGTAGTCGCGCGGTGCGGATTGGTGGTGAAACATGAATCTACTTGATTTATTTGTCAAAATCAGCGTAGACGATGGAGACGTAGACAAGGGCTTTTCGGAAACGAGCAGCAAGGCGGAAACGCTTGCAGGCAAACTGAAAGGCGGGCTTGCTACGGCGGCAAAGGTCGGCGGTGCTGCGATTGCGGCGGCTGGCGCGGCTGCGGTCGCCATTACAAAACAGGCCGTAGAAAATTACGGCGAATATGAGCAGCTGGTCGGCGGCGTGGAAACGCTGTTCAAGTTCTCTGCCGATACCGTCATGCAGTACGCCGCGAACGCATACCAGACGGCGGGCATGAGCGCCAACGAGTACATGACCACCGTGACGGCATTTTCCGCGTCGCTGCTGCAATCGATGGGCGGCGACACGGACGCGGCAGCGAAAAAGGCGAATCTGGCCATTACCGACATGTCGGACAACGCAAATAAGATGGGTTCGAGCATGGAATCCATTCAAAATGCGTATTCCGGTTTTGCCAAGCAAAACTATACGATAAACAATCTAATGTCCGCTGCGTGAGTGATTGCGCAGTGAGCGTGGGTGAACCTTACCAAGGGTGTGGGTGAAAACCTGCTAACGGGGGAAATCTAAGGGCGAAAGCCTATGACTATCCCGTGCCAAGCCTCGAAAGAGGAAGGTGTAACGACTATCGGTTCGTCACCGAGTACAACGGCTATTGGTACGCCGTTGGAAGTGCCCACCAACTATTTCAATAATTCAAACTTCCAACCTTTTTTGTTTCCTTTTTTGAAAACCTTCCCATATTCAATCAGGGATTTATTGCAGTGGAAATAAGCAGCAGCTTCATTTCGTGAATTGAAAGTGATGGTCTGTTCCCCGTTTGTTGCAATTATTTTCTTCTTGCGGTTTTCGATTCTTGGGGCATAGCCAAACGACCAACAATTTTCTGAAACGGACACCCACCGAAGATTTGACACCCGGTTATCGAGTTTATCACCGTTAATGTGGTCAACTTGTGGTAGATTTTCGGGATTCGGGATGAATGCAGAAGCAACAAGCCTATGCACATAGAGAGGCACGGTTTTTCTCCCCATCATGATTTGATAATAACCGGCTGTACCCTTGTGCGGTTTCAAAATACGACCTGTTTTGTCATTCCGTACATCGCCGTTATCGCTGATTGAATAATTTGGTTTGTTGTCGATTTTAACCCATAGCATGAAATCAGCCCCTTTCCATGTGTCTATTATATCATGTTTTGGATTAAAGCGCAACCGGAAATGTTGGACATTTTGAAATAGTTGAAGATATAGTCTAATCCCCTAAAAAATATCGGGAAACCGAGGGTATGCAAATGGTTAGATAACCTGAAGCTTGGCTATGGCGGCACGAAGGAGGAAATGCAGCGTCTTTTGGACGATGCAAATGCCTTAAATGCCGCGCAGGGCAATTACACCAACTACACCATTGACAGCTACGCGGACATCGTTGACGCTATCCATACCGTGCAGACGGAAATGGGCATCACGGGCACAACGCAGCTGGAAGCCAGCACGACGATCCAAGGCTCTATCGCGTCGATGAAATCGGCGTATGACAACTTTATCACGGGGCTTGGCGATGAAAACGCCGACATGGCGGAACTCATCACAAACCTTTTGGGCAGCACCGTGACGGTGGCGGAGAATCTCTTGCCGGTCGTTGAGAGAATCCTTGAAAACATCGGCGTTGTGGTGCAGGAAAAAGGCCCTGAAATGATTGAGAAATTCGTCGGCTATGCCGTCGAAAAACTGCCGCAGGTCATTGAGCTGGGCATGAAGATGGTGTTGGCGATCGTCAGCGGCCTTGCTAATAATTTGCCGCAGATCGTTCGGTCGGTGCTTGACATGATGGCGACCATTGTAAAGACCTTCGTTTCCTCGCTCCCCGATATCGTAAATGTCGGCAAACAGATCGTGAAGGGCCTGTGGGAAGGTATCAAGGCAATGGGCAGCTGGATCAAGAATAAAATTGGCAACTTCTTCTCTGGAATTGTTTCAGGCGTAAAAAGCAAGCTGGGGATCCATTCCCCGTCCCGCGTATTTGCCGGAATCGGCGAGAATATGGCGCTTGGTCTCGGCGAGGGTTGGGACAACAAGTACGACAGCATTAAGCGCGGCATCACTGGCGGGCTGGACTTTGGCACGGCACAGATCGGCACGGAACAATCTTTCGGCGGTCAGATGCGCAGCGCGCTATCTTCTCTCGGCAATGGGGGCGGAGATATTACCATTGTCGTGCAGTCTGTCCTTGACGGGAAGATCATCGGCGAATCCGTGAGCAAGTACAATCGGCAAATGCAGCGGGCTATGGGGGTGTAAATGGATATCACGCTGAAACTCGGCGCGCTTGACGTGCACGAAAAGGTATCTACTTACTCCGCCCAGCGCGAGGTGAGTTACGGAAAGATCATTGTAACGATGGACGATGTGGAGCACGCGGTGCGAAGCAAAGATCGCTATGTTGTGACGTTCTCCCTCTTCCCAATGACGGAGGACGAGGCGACGGCTTATTGCAATGCGCTGCGCGCATCGACCGTTGAGGTGACATTTTCCGACCCATATACCAAGACGGACGTGGTAAAAACAATGCGCGTGACGAGCAATCTTGACGCGGCGTTTGCGCTTTTGTCCGTTGACGGGAAACGTAGGTATAAGAGCGGAGAGATACAGTTGAGGGAAATCTAATGCACAGTGTAAGTGATTTGTACTTATCGCTGCTTGCCGACAAGAATCATCGCGTAGAAACCAAATTAAGCATTGCGGGGGTGGAATATAGTCAAGCGGACATCGTAAAAAACAGCTTACGAGTGTATGGCGGACTGTATTCCACCTTTGGCATTGGGAATTGTTCAGCGCGGCAAATCGACGTCGAGCTTTACCCAAAAGGCACGATCCCACGGCAGGCAAAAATTGAGGTCTACATGCGGCTGCGGCTGGGTGAGCAGGTGAGCGAGTGGATCCCCAAGGGTGTGTTTTTCTTTTCCACGCGCAAGACTGACCGGATCACGGGCGTTTTGAGTGTGCACGGGTATGATGCGATGCTCAAGGCCGAAGAGACGTGGCTCGACAGCAGCTATGACGCAAAGACGTGGCCGATGCCGGCGGCGACGGCAGTTGCAGACATCGCCGCGCGCATGGGGGTGGCTGTGGACAGCCGCACGGTATTGGATGCGGCGTTCCCCGTGCAGTACCCGGTGGACGACAAGGGCGATATGACGATGCGCGAGGCGCTTGGGCGTATCGCGGTCGCCAACGCGGGGAACTGGACCATCACGGACGAGGGGAAGCTGCTGCTGGTCGGTCTCAACTCTATGCCCACTGAGACCCACTATCTTATCACGGAGACCGGCCGCGCCATCACCTTTGGCGGCGTGCGCATCCTTGTGTGAGGAGGGCGACATGGACAAAACCTATTTAGGGCGGCGGCTGGCGAAGTTTTCCCCCGGGATCGCGTCGCAGCCTATCTCCAAGGTGGAGCTGCTGAACGATACCGGCGATGTGGTCGGTGTGTCCGGATCGGACACCGGGCGGACGTTGACGGCCTTGCAGCCGGACGGCACAAATGCGATGGCGGCGGCGATCCTCGCCAAAGTCTCCGGTTACAAGCATATTGGATACGAGGGCAGCAAAGCACTGCTTGACCCTGCGGTGGAGCTTGGCGACGCGGTGACGGTGGACGGGCTTTATGTGCCGCTCATTGCGCTGGACATGACGTTTGATTCGTTGCTCGCGCCGGACATCTCCGCGCCGGACGCGGACGAGCTGGACGACGAGTACCCGTACAAATCCACAACGCAGCGGCAAATCGAGCGCAACATGGCAAAGACGCGGTCGCTCATCACCAAGACCAGTGAGGAGATCAACCTCAAGGTGGAGGGCATCGACGGGCGGGTGTCGGACATCACGCAAACGGTCGACGGGATCAGCCTATCCGTCACGTCAGCATCCAGCCCGGATGGCCAGACGACCGCGACGATCACATTAAAAGTCGGCCCCAACAACTACACGGGCTACATCAAGCTTGACGGCAACGTGGACGTGTCCGGTCAGCTTTCGGCGGACGCGCTGTATGCAGCGTTCGGCGAGATCGCGGACTTGAGCGTCAACCGGCTGTCGACCTCGCGGCGCGTGGTCAAGTACCTTGCGGGCGACACAACCGACGACAATTTTATCCGCGTGGCAGAGCAGAGCCTTGAGTTTGTGGCGGGCATCGCCAAAAGCACGACGGAGCAGGCCAAAAACCCCAACGGGGAGCTGATCTACTGGGAGGCAGACCCCGCGGGCGCGTCGATCGGCGCGGACGGCTACCCCTACGCAAACGGCGAGCGCATTTTCACGACCACCAAACAGACAAATTGGCCGGTTATGGTGTATCAATACGAGGAGCAGGTCAAGCGCGCGATTTCCTTTACCTCGGACGGGAAATACTACTACCCTGTGGACATCTTCGGCGCGGGCGACACCAACGGCAAGCAGCGCGGCTACCTCGTCAAGAGGCAGAACTCGCTGGAGCTGACGTATGAGACGAGCACGGGCAAGCTGCTCGGCCTCGCCGCGCGGGATGACGGGTATATGGATCTCTTCGGGCTGCGCAAGAGCGCGGCGCTGGACTTCTCGGAGTGGGACAAGGGGTATTTTGCCGAGCTGGTGGACGGAGAAAAGACGCCGTACCGCTACACGGTGACCTTTGACCAGCAGCGCCGCCCGATCAAAATCACGGACAACAGCGGACACGCGACGCTGATCCGGTGGTGAGGAGGAATGGCGTGTGAATTACGATAAAAACAGCTTTCTTGCCGGAATCTCGGTCGGCAGGACGCTCAAGGGCTGGGCCGCTGGCAGTGAGGGCTTCAGCGGAGGCGGTTCTTGTGATTTCCCGAATGGGACAGAATGGATGCAAAGCAATATTTCAAAAATAAATGTCAATCGTGTCCACAATGCCAACGGCATTTGGGTCGCTTGCAGCTATAGCGACGGCCTTTATTATTCCGCAGACGGGAAAAATTGGGAGCCAAGTAATATTACAAGTGGCTGGTTTTTTGAAGCTTGTAATGCAAATGGAATTTGGAGCACCATCGGTCGGGCAGGAATTTATTATTCTTATGATGGGAAAACATGGATACAAAGCAATATTACAACAGGCCCGTTGTATAGTGGCAGGATTAACCACGCAAACGGTGTCTGGATTGCTCTTGGTGATAACATTTTCTATTCCTCTGATGGGATAAACTGGGAAAAAATTGCACAACGCGTTCTTTTTAATTCAATTTATTATGCTAACGGGATGTGGGTCGGCTGCGGTACTAACTATTACGGAAAGCTCTATTATTCTCTAAATGGCAAAGAATGGCTTGAAACAAGAGAAAATACTTACGCAAATTGCGTCTATAATGCAAATGGTATATGGGTCGTTGGGACTCAAAGTAAAGGACTTCTTTTTTCTACTGACGGTATGACGTGGGAGAATAGCAATATTACAAATGTACCCATAAATTCCATTTACTGCGCCAACGGCATTTGGGTTGCTTGCAGCTCTGGACACGGCCTTTATTATTCCGCAGACGGGAAAAATTGGGAGGCAAGTAATATTACAGGTGGCCGGTTTCTTGCAGTCTACAACGCTAATGGAATTTGGGTTGTTGGATCGTCGTCCAAAGGTGGTATTTATTACTCTATTGATGGGAAAACATGGATACAAAGCAATATTACAGAAGATACAGTGTATTCGGTTTATAATGCCAACGGCATTTGGGTTGCTTGCTCTGCTTTCGACAGAGGTATTTATTATTCCGTATCATGGGAACTAAACGAATAAACAATGACAGAAGAAAGCGGTATGCGCTCTGCATTGCTGCCGTGGTCTACGGTGCGGTGGACGTGTAGCATATGATCAACATTTTATGCTAAAGGAGGGCTTTATGGAAAAAGCCATCATAGACCAAACCATTGACGATCTGCTTGCGGCGGAAGCTGTAACGGCGGATGATCTCTTTGTGGTGCAGCAAAATGCGACGGCAAAAAAAGTGTCCGGTAACACTTTGCGCAAATATGTGGGGCAGGAATCTGATTTGCCAAAGCCGGATGGTGCGGAAGAAGGTTCTTTTCTCCGCATACGGAATAAGAAATGGGTGGCGGAAAAATCACCTGTCCTCATCGACCTGTATTCCGCGGGTGTAGATGCAGACCCAGCGCAGTCTGGGAAATACCTCTCATTCGAGGTATCTACAGATATCGCGGCTCAGCTTGTGGCTGCCGCCAAGAACGGTGGGGCACTGCTCAAATTCGGGTTCTTGGACAATCAAAATCGCTTGCCGGTACAGGCATATTTTGTTGGGATCACGATCGAAGGAGTGGAAGCATACCAGTTCTATGGCAAGGCGTTTTACAATCAGTGGGGCGTCAATATTTTTTTCAATGTGAATTTGCAAAATAGCAGTGCCACAATATCCTCTTTCTGCACAATCGACCAACCGCGGCTACCGGAAGCGGATAACGACGGGGCGTTTCTGCGGTGGAGCATTGAGCAGCAAGAGTGGGTGGCGGAAGTCTTGCCCGCGGCGGAAGGAGGGACATTTTAATGGCTGAATACTTAGTACAGGGCGAAAGCATTACGGCAGTCGCCGACGCTATCCGCGAGAAGGGCGGGACGACCGCGCCCCTGAGCTTTCCGGCGGGGATGGCTAAGGCGGTGAGGGGCATCCCGTCGGGCGGGACTGATATCTCCCTTGGCATCACTGGCGCGACGGTGGACCAGACTATCAAAGTTAAAGCTGTTGACGCTGGCGGCAAGCCGACCGCGTGGGAGGCGGTGGATGTAGCGGGGGGCGAAACGTGGGAAAAGATTGCGGAAATTGTAATTCCAGAAGGGGCGGACGAAGCAACTGCACTGACAATTAATAAAGACTCTGATGGTAACCCATTTAGTCTTGTAAAGGCTCGGCTTTGCGCTAAATTTCCTAAATACACAGGAGCAACGACAATTCCCAATTTTTCTTTTGCTATGTTAAACGGGAAAACTATGGGGAAGGTTGTGCCGCTTATGTACACGGGTGCATGGCCCAAAGTGTCAGCATCCAAAATCACTGGAATGGTCTATGAGATTGATGTATCTGGCGTGCAGCAAATCGAACGTGTAATAAAGTCAGAGAACGTATCGTGGTCGGAGGACTCCCTTAGAGACTATATTTTATACGGGACACAATACAAAGACTTCGATGTTACTATGATCGCCGATACGCTGTGGGCTAAGCCAATTACATCTATTGGGGGAACTGGTATGCTGATTTATCCGGGATGCAGATTTGTGTTGTATGGGGTGAGAGCATGAAAATTTGTGAAAACGGCATAATCCGCGATATGACTGCCGAGGAAGTTGCTGAGTTTAAAAAAGTGGTTGCAGAGCAGCCTGTGCACGAGCCTACACCCGAGGAACGTATCGCAGCGCTTGAGCAGGACAACGCCGAGTTGCGCGAAGCGTTGGAAGCACTGCTTACGGGGGCGACAGTATGAGCGAGCTGAGAGAGCGCATCGTCGCTTATAACAAGGAGGTTAAGGCCGCACTGCAAGCAGTCTACTCCGACCTTAATCAAGGTCAGAGAAAGAAGCTGCTGCGTAACCCTGACATCCGCGCAATGTTTGAGCGGTATGGGGTGGAGATTGAAGAATAAGGAAGAAAGGGAGCGGGATATGGATAATGCAAAGCACTACGATGACGCAGAGATCGCGTTGATCGAAAGCCGATGCAAGAGCAATACGCACCGCATCAACGAGTTGCAGGAGCATCAAACGGCGCTTGACAGGCTGGCAACGTCGGTCGAGGTGTTGGCGACCAAGCAGGAGACCGTTGAGGGAGACGTCAAGGAGATCAAAGAGGACGTAAAAGCCATCACGGGCAAGGCGGGAAAACGGTGGGACGGGCTGGTCGACAAGGCTCTCGCGGCGCTGGCGGGCGCGTTTATCGCGTGGCTGCTGAGTGGGGCGGTCGGATGAAGCGCCTTATCAAAAAGGCATCGAAATTGCGAACGAGAAACATCATTTTGATTATCGTTGGCATTTTCATCGCCGCTTTTGTGGTCTACACGGTCATCTTTTACAGCATTAAGGGGTGGCAGTGGGACAATCTCTTCCCGTACCTGCTGGGTACGGGCGGCATCATCGAAGCCTTTACCGGGCTTCTGACACTGGTAGAAATTATCGTTGGACGAAAACGAAAGGAGAAAGACAATGAAGTTTGAAATGAGTAACAAGGTGTACGATGTGCTCAAGTGGCTCGTGCTGATTGTGCTGCCCGCGTGCAGCGGTCTGTACGCCGCCCTCGCGGGCGTGTGGGGGTGGGGCTACACCGAGCAGGTGACGACCACCATCAGCGCGGTCGCACTCTTTATCGGCGCGCTCATCGGCGTGTCCAGCGCCAACTACAAAAAGGAGAACGGCAATGTATCACAGTAGAGACATTGCCGACTTGCGGGCAGATGTGCGCGCAAACTGCGCCATCTTCCTCGACCTCTGCAAGGAGGCGGGGCTTCCGGTTCTGGTGGCGGAGACGGTCAGGGATGACGAGTACCAGCGCTATCTTGCCGCGAACGGCTACGCGGCAAAGACCGCGACGAGGCCGACGTTCCACGGCGTCAAGGCGGGGCTTGCGTTCGACATCTGCAAAAACGTCAAGGGGCATGAGTACGACGATCCGTCGTTCTTTGCCCGCTGCGGGCAGATCGGCAAACAGGTCGGCTTTTCGTGGGGGGGCGACTGGAAGAAATTCCCCGACCGCCCGCATTTCCAATGGGACGACCATCTCAAATACACAGGTAGCATGATTTTGGCGGGGAAGTACCCGCCGGAAATGGAGGAGGACGTGGATCAGGCAACGTTTAACAAGATGATGGACGCTTACCTTGCACAGCTCGGCACCAAGCCCGTCTCTTCGTGGGCGGCAAAGGACTGGGCGGCGGCAAAGGCTGCGGGCATCACGGACGGCAGCGCGCCGCAGAGACTGATCACGCGGCAGGAGGCCGTGATGATGATCCAGAGAGCGGCAAAATAACGGTGTCCGATTTGGGCACGGGAAGGAGCGGGCGGCGAAAGCCCACGCGCAAGCGCCTCTGCAAGCCCTACACGGGCATGAACAGTCAGCACAGGTCAATCCGCGCGCAATTATCCTCTATGGCCCCCAAGCGGGCCGTAGCGTATATCTTATCGTTTGAGCTGCCGGCGGACGAGGCGGCGTGCCTTATCGAGTGTGACGTGCGGCGCAAGAGCTACGCACAAGTGTGTGCAGCGCTGCACCTGTCGCCGGAGGCGGTCAACCGCTGCCGCAGGCGAGCATATCAAAAAATAGCAGATGGACAAAGAGAGCACCGAGGTTAATCGGTGCTCTCTTTTGCTTATATAATCTTGTTCGCTTTATCCGTAGTGTAGTCGGGTTCTGTTCTGCGTTTTGCCGGTTAGTCGTTATCCGTCTCGATAATCCCGAGTATCTCGGCAGTTTTGTAATCAAAACGAGCGTCATCACACACGAGAATGGGCGCAAAATAGAGTTCAAGCAGGCGTTCCGGGGCGTCGGGGTCGATTACCTGCGCACGATGAGAAATTTGCACACAGTCCGCAGGGTCATTCAGGGTTTCCGGCAGGGAGATTTCATCGTGCAAATCTTCCGCAAAAATGTACTCTTTCCCGTCGAAAAAAATTCTTTCACCGCTTGTGTTCGGGATATAATATTCGTTCTTCATGCGTACAGTCTCCTTTGCCGCAGTTCGACGTTCTCTCTTTTATTCTTTGTCGTTGCGGTGCTTTTCCAAGTATTTTCTGGCGCATTCCGCGAGGTAACTGCATTTCCATCCTTCGGCGGTGTTCAGGCCGCAACTACCGCAGTCGCGGCACCTTTCAAACTCTTCGAGGATCGCTTCCGCCTGGGCCTTGCTTGCAATAAAAAAGCTGCTCATTTGATCCACTCCCTTGTTATAACAAAGATTTTGCATCTACGCCGAGCACGTCGGCAATGGCAATCAGGTTTCTGGCCGTCAGGTTCCCAGCCTCGGCCTCTCCCAGCTCTACGCGCTGGATCTGGCGGACGTTCACGCCGGACCTCTCAGCAAGGCTGGCTTGCGTCAGCTCGGCCATGCGGCGCGACCATTCCAATTTTGATATCACGCGGTTATGGCAGTCGCGGCCATAAGAGACGAGCGAGCACGTCGTGCAGTCACCGCCAGCCTGCTTGCAGTTAGCATATTTTTTACGCATACCGGTTATCTTGCCTCCATTAGTAACTCATGGCCTTGCGCATCATTTCGCAGTGCGCGTCGTAGATTTTCTCGGCTTTCTTGGCGGCCTCGAATTTCCGCTTGTTCTCTTCGCGCTCCTCGCCGTAGATCTCGGTGGCAATGTCATCAGGGATAGCGGCCAGCACGCGGTCGTTGCCTTTGCGGGCAATCAGGATGCAGGGGATCCCGCGCTCGTTCCACAGCTCTTTAAGTTCGGTTGGCTTGCCGTTGACGGTAAGTTCGTCCACGCTGTACGTGTACTTGCTGCAATCGCATTCGACGTTCCAGCCATCAGCATAAACGGTCTCGCGCGTGATATGGTTAGAGGTGATCGTCGCGGAAATCTTAGCGCCTCTTGCGGTCGTCCAAGCATAAGTCTTAGTCATTGTTGTATCCTCCCGGGGTGTTGCCCCTCTCTTGTTTACGTGCTTATTATACGCTAATATTAGCGCGTTGTCAAGAGGATTTTGCAAAATATTTTTTGACCAAATAATGACCAAACGATGACCATTTGCGGGGCGCGATCCACGGTATGATTGAGGCAACAAAAGGAGGTGCGCGAAATGTATGACCGACTTTTAGCTTTGGGATTTACCGAGCAAATGGCGATGGACATTTTGACACTGTTTCCTGATCCCGACGAGTTGCGCACTTACGTATATTTTGCGGAGCTTTTCCATGTATAGCTATTTTAACCCCAACCCCGCAGGGCGTAATGTGTCCGACTGCACCGTGCGCGCGATCTGCAAGGCGACGGGGAAGGACTGGGGCGAAGTTTATTTGTCTCTGTGCATACGGGGATACTTAGACGGCGACTTGCCCAATGCAAACGCCTGTTGGGGCGCATATCTGCGGTCTTTGGGCTACCGGAGGTACATCATGCCGGACACCTGCCCAGACTGCTACACGGTCGGTAGGTTCGCCGATGACCACCCACGCGGGACGTATATCCTCGCGCTCTCCGGTCATGTGGTCTGCGTGCAGGACGGCGTAATTTACGACAGCTGGGACAGCGAGAACGAAATCCCGCTTTATTACTGGGTCAAAGAAACGGAGGAATGAACATGGCATATCCCTATTTTAATCCCTATTATCCGCAGCCAATGCCGGACAACCTCATGCAGATGCGGCAGATGCAGCAGCCACAGATGCAGCCCATGCAGCAGCCTATGTCGCAGACAGTACAACAGAACCCCATCGCGCAGGGCGGTGTGCAGTGGGTCAACGGCGAGCAGGAAGCGAGAGGGTATCTCATCGCGCCCAACTCTGCCGTTGCGCTGTGGGACAGCTCCGCGCCGACGGTATACCTCAAGCAGTCCGATGCGAGCGGCAAGCCGACGCTCAAGATTTATGACCTCGTAGAGCGCGCAGAAACGCCCCGTACAGCTCCGCAAGAAAAGGGCGTGGAGTTTGTCACCCGTAAGGAGTTTGACGCGCTGGCGGCGCTTGTGGGCGAAATAAAGGGGAAGAATAAACGCAAGGCCGAGGAGGACGAGGACGATGAGTAATCCGTTTATGGCCGCGCTGGGCGGCGGGCAGAGCCCTATGGGCAACTTTGCCCAGATGGTGCAGCAGTTCCAGCAATTCAAGGCAAATTTTCATGGTGACCCCAAAGCGGAGGTCGAAAAGCTTTTGCAGAGCGGTAAGCTGAACCAGCAGCAGCTCAACCAGCTACAGCAGATGGCGAAGCAGTTTCAAAGTCTGATGCAATAAGCAAACAAACTAGCAAAGAGTTTGCTTATTTACAGGAATCTTATCGTGGCCACGATTTGATAATTTTTTTAAGGAGTGATTTTATGTCTCTTTCCGATGGTACTCCCATGATGACGATGCCTGTTGCTCCCGCAAACGGCGGCAATAGCGGCGGCTTCGGCTGGGGAGGTGACGGCGCATGGCTCATTATTCTCTTCCTCATTTTTGCTGTCTTTGGCTGGGGCGGCAACGGCTGGGGAAACAACGGTAATTCCGGCGGCGTGGTCGACGGCTATGTGCTGACCTCTGATTTTGCCAATGTCGAGCGCAAGATCGACAGCGTAAATCAGGGCCTTTGCGACGGATTTTACCAGCAGGCGCAGCTTGTCAACGGAACCAACATGGCGATGACAAACGGCTTTGCACAGGCCGAGCTGTCCCGTAGCAACCAGCAAGCGGCGCTGATGCAGCAGCTCAACGCCATGCAGATGCAGGCCACTGAATGTTGCTGCACCACCCAGCGCAGCATCGAGGGCGTGCGCTACGACATGGCGGCGCAGGCGTGCGACACGCGTAACACCGTGCAGAACGCCACGCGCGACATTATTGACGCGATGAACAGCGGTTTCCGCGGCATCGACCAGCGTCTAACCGCGCAGGAGATCGCTGCGAAAGACGCGAAGATTGCCGAGCAGAACCAGCGTCTTTTTGCTGCTGACCTCGCGGCCTCTCAGTCTGCTCAGACGCTTGATATGCGCAACTATGTTAGCGCACAGTTCGCGTATTACAATCCGCGCCCCGTTCCCTCGTTCAGCGTTCCGGCCCCGTATCAGTATACTGGGTGCGGCTGCGGCTGCAATCAGGGCTGCGGCTGCTGACAACTGCATAGCATAGCTTTTTGTTGACGATTTTGCTGACGCCAACAAAATGGTCGGCCCCGTGCCGATACTAACGACAAACGCGGCGGGGCAATAGCCCTGCCGCTGTATTTTAACCGGGTCGAAATCGACCCCTTTAGAAAGGACTGGACTCATGAAAACGATTGACGATCTGAAACAAGAATTTGTAGACCATCTTGCCGCTATGGATAAGTCCGAAATGAGCATGTTCGAACTCTCAAACTATGCCGATCTGCTGCATAAGGCGGACGCTCTTTTCAAGCCAAGCTATACAGATGTACTTGCATCCGGCGTCATTCCCCCTTTTGCGGCAACTACTTGGAAAAAGGAGGAGAAGAAAAATGGCTGAATATAGTAATTCCGCTATTGTTTCTGTTGCTGCTGGGCAAAACGTCCCGCTGACGGAAACTGCGATCAACAGCAAGCCTTGCATCGTGCATCGTGAGGGTGCCGGCATTGTCTCGCTGCGAGGCCTCACCAATCAAAACCGCGCTCTGTTTAGGGTCTCCTTTGGCGGCAACATCGCTATTCCCGCCGGAGGCACGGTCGAGGCCATCACGGCGGCGCTTGCCATTAACGGAGAGCCGCTGACCAGTGCAACGGCGACCGTCACGCCCGCGGCGGTAGGGAACTACTTTAACATTTATGTTTCCGCACAGGTTTGCGTTCCGAAAGGCTGCTGCCTGACGGTCGCAATGGAAAACACCAGCACTCAGGCCGTCAACTTCGCCAACTCGAACCTGACGGTTGAGAGAATTGCGTGAAAGGAGAATGGACATGAGCAAGAAAGCAATGTATGATTTGCGCAATATGCTGTGCGACGAACTCGACGAGCTGGCACGCAAGGGCGAGCTTGGCGCGGGTGATCTCGAAATTGCGCACAAACTGACGGCCACCATCAAGAACATCGATAAGATTGAGATGATGGAAGACGGCGGCTATTTCCGCGATGAAGACTATTCTCGCCGCTATTCCCGCGACGGAGACTGGCAGTCGGGTATGCGCGGCGCTTATGACCGGGATATGTCCAATGCGAGACGTGGCACGCATTATGTGCGCGGGCACTATTCCCGTGACGGGGGCATCGACAACATGAAACGCCAGTTGCAGGAAATGTTGGACAACGCCGACGACGAAAGCATCCGCAGAGCCATCCAGCGCTGCATGGACACGATTGAGGGCTAAAGGGGGTGCGCCCCTATGGTCGACGAGAATGAGGTCAATCGCTGGATAGCTCGCCTTGAAACGGAAGAATCAAGCTGGACAAACTATGAGCGCCTTGCCGTGCTGTATGCCATCCGTGACCAGCAAAGCGGCAGCAGAGAGAGGGCTTTGCCAATGGCATACTCCGCAGCGCCCGCGCCAGTTAGCGCCGAAACATACGGCGACAGCGATTTTCTGCGCGCGGTGGCAGATGTTCCACCGGACAAGGCGTGGGAGATCATGGATGAGCTGATGGACAGTTTGAAAATTGTAAACGAGCGCGTCTATAATAGCGTCATGCGGAAGCTGGAAAAGTAAATTGCAGATGAAATTGCAGATGAGTTACAAAAAACCTTGTAATATCAATGCTTTTGTGGATTTGGTTGCGGGTTCGACTCCCGCCGCCTCCACCAATTAAAAAACCTCGCAGTCTCAACGGCTGCGGGGTTTTTCTTGTATTTGCAATGGTTTTCTGGATTACCTGTTTGCGCATTACTTGCGATATTTGCAAGCAATCTTCCACCAAAGCAGTGTTTTTGCAGATGAATTGCAGATGAAATTACAGATGAAATTCGGATTCAAAAAAGCCGTCAACGGCATCTGCCACTGCTACGGCTTTATCATCCATGGTGTGCTGATATACATTTTTAAGCATGTTGTTTGTAGAGTGCCCCATGCGCTCCATTGCGTATTTGTCCGGGACGTTGAGCCTGAGCATGACCGATGCGTTTACATGCCGAAGATCGTGGAAGCGGAATGGCGAAACTCCACAGCGGGCGCATGCGCGTTGCAGATGCTTATACAGCACGTTCCGTGTTGCGTGGACAATATACTCATCTGTGTGCGGTGTTGCGGAAAGCAGCCCCATAATATACGGCGGCACTTTTAGTTTTCTGTTGCCGCTGTAAGTTTTTGGCTGCTTGAGCTGCGGGCCAGTCTCACCGTCTACCATTGCTTGCTTGATCGTCAAAATATCGCCGTCAAGGCAATCCCATGTTAGCCCTCTGATCTCCGATGTACGGAGGCCGAGCCAGACA